TTAAACTTCATGCAAAACATGTACCTTTGCATACACGCCATTCTTTACTGCAAACTGTTCCAATGTCTTTTGTCTATATTCTGTTAATGTAAAAAAATGAACAACTGGAACTTTACCATTATACTTCTTCCTATAATATATAGTAAACTCTCCGTATCTTGTCATCTTCTCACTATTCACATTCATCATCTGCGTACGATCTATTTCAACAGCATTTAATATTCCTTCTTCATCTCGGAATTTCACATCTGGAATAATTGTCTTCTTTTTATCATCTATTTTATAACGTATAGGTGTTTCTATCTGCCAGTCATCCGGACAAAACAGATAGAGCCACGCTTCATTTCTCATAAGGCTGTGCGCTAATCGAATTGTTGGTACTATTTTTTCTGTATCATCGAATAGTGCGCGCCCTTTTTTATTTAAGTAATATACATATTCTTTTTTATAGACTGTGCTGTTAACAAACGAGCTTAAATCCTTTAATATCCGGTTTGCATTTCTTATGCCCCCTAAATCATGTATAGCCATTAAATGCCTACGTGTAGCAAATTTCAGCTTTCTAATCGAGGTCAGAATCATCATCTGACGATTCAATTTGATGTGTGTTTGTATGTTCATGTGTCTCCACCTCATATTGTTTTAGTACATTCCACATCGTTTCATTAGAAATATAAGGTACTTGAATTTCTGTTAATCTATCCGTTTTAAACAAAGCGCGTCCAGGTATACTCTTAATCGATTCCAATCCACATTCATCTATAACTACTTGAGAAGCTGTTTGTGTCGGTAATCTAAATCCTAGCTTCGCATCTGAATTTTGCTTAACTTGTCGCGGTAATGTATCTCCAGTCGGATATTGTGTACAAAAAATCAACCTAAAGCCAAGCGCCCCGCCAATCCTTGCTATATAAGAAAGCATCCTTTGACATGCGATTAATAACTTTTGCTGCTCTTTACCCATACTTTTATCCGGACAAAGTTCAGCACCTTCATCAACTATGATAAAATGTCGTTCTTTTATATTTGTTTCTACAACGTTTGTATAGTGCATTTCCTTCATATAGCACATTTTTTCTTCCATCTTTTCAAGAATTGTATTTAAAACTTGAAACGCTTGAATCGGTTTTTCTGCTATAGATTCAACTTGCTTTAAATTTTGATATGGTCCGAATTCTAAACCACCTTTTAAATCAACGATGTATAAATGAGTATAATCTGACTGTGCCGTAATAAGAGATGTCATTACATTCTTTAAAAAAACAGTTTTCCCCATACGTGTCAAACCGCCTAAAGTCATATGTGGTGTTTTATCGAAATCATGATAAATTAACTCTTCTAAGCTTTGTCCTATTGGTACAAGCCATTTACCTTGTTCAATTAATGTTTCGGACCATTCCCACTTATTAGGTATGTCTTTATGAAATACTCGAATACTTAATTTATAATTATCATAATGGATCCGAACAGGTTTGTTTAATCCCTCACTCACAACGTCCTCAACCTTTTGAATAATTTTGCTAGGCATACCTACAGGTAAAGTGTAAATATATGTTGTGCTGCGATCATCATCAATTTGTTTTTGAAACTTAGGATAATGCAACTTATCATCCCTTTTAATAGCAATACCACTCACCTCAAAAAAGACTTGAATCTTCTTTTTATCCCCGTCTTTTCGTTTGAACTTATCACTTACTAATACATAAGTTAGTGCTGCCGTGGGAACCAGTAGTAACTCCAACATAAACATTTCCCCCTTAAATATCCTATAAGGATATCATTGCACTCTTTTGGAATATAACGAGACAAGTCTTTCCTTATACCTTTTCTATTGTCCCACCCTTCCATATTGTGTTCCTTTATAGAAACATAACTAGCACACAACGTAGAAGGTATAAGAACGAGCCTGTGAGCGTTGTGTACAAAGTAATACGTGGAAGCCAATGTGGAACACTCTTCCCCATCTTTTCTGCTACCCTCATTGCAACAACTGACAAGCCCGTTGCCGTCCAAATAATTACCGCTTCCCCTGCAAATGTCATAATTATTCCTCCTCTTCCTTTTCACGAAATGAAATACCTTTCCTTGTGAGGACAACATCATAACAATCCATTAGAGTTTCCCAATTTAAAATGTCTTCTTCCACACCGTATAGATCCTCTTCAATAACCTGGGATAAACTGAAATATCTTTTATACTCCTTGCTATTAAACACTTCATGATTTTTCATGTGATTCATAATTGATTCCGTTTCTGCCCTTGATTTGGATTCGTTATACATTTGACGTAATTCTTTTGAAGGATGTAAATACGGAGTTGTGTTCAAGTGATTATACTGCCACCGCATGTAATCTTCTCCCCTCTTGATGTCCTTACTTCCACTTGGTATTCCTCGTGGTCTTGATATAGGTATATGACTTAGAAGGAGGGATTTTGCCTGTCCTTTAGAATTTTATTTTTAAAGGTATGTTCAAAAATGTGTTGAACTCTATACAAAAATGAGGTGATATGTTTGCGATGTAAACTAAGAGGTATTTTAGATGAGAACGGTATAAAGTATAGTTTTTTTGCAGAAAAAGTAAATATTCAACGATCTACAATGAGCTTAATACTAAATGAAAAAAGCATACCAACATTACCGGTTGCGATTCGGATAGCAAAAGCACTTAATATGCGCGTTGAAGATATTTGGATTGAAGATGATAAATAAAGAGTAAGCGACAAATTGCGACAAACAAAATAATAATAACCTGTTATGCTGATAACGAAATCTTACATAATCAACTTCGGAGGGAAACCCATGAACAAGAAGACCATAATAGGTTTATTATCTATATTAGCAATAATAATAACCATCGTTAGTATTAATATTGTGAAAACAAATGCTGATAAAAAAGAAGCTGCGGCATTAGAAGCTCAAAAGAAAAGGGATGAAAAATATTTGAATGCAGCTACTGAATTTTATATAAGCGGTGAAGCGTTTGAATATGTTTCTGCAAATCAGCTTTCCGCATACTCAAGAGTGTGGTCGAATGCTATTAACAATCGAACAGACTTCTCTCTTGCGGTTAATACGGAAATAAAAGACTCAGCAACGATAATTACAGGAATTACCAAAATGTATAATAGCATGGGTGAAAATCTAAAGGTTGTTTCAGAAGCCGCAAATGAAGAGCCTAAAAAATATAAGGAAACTTACGAAGGGTATAAAGAAGTTTACGGGATCATAACCGCTCTAAATGAACAAGTTAAATCACCTAGTGGTAGCTTGTTAAAGTTTAACGAAAACGCTAATACTTTGTTACAAGATTATAAAAAGGCAAAAGGTAATATAGATATAGCCATTCCTAATGAGGTAAAGAAAGAGATTGAAAAAAGAAAAGAAGAAAATAAAACTGGTTCATCTAACAAATTATAATAACAAAAAAGAGCCGTCATATGATGGCTCTTTTTGTTTACCAAACTATTCTTTTGTATAAAAGTATTTAAGTCCTTTCGCATCTAACCATGCTGTTGCTCGATCTAGTTCATTCCCTTGGCGATATGCTGTTTCAAATCTAACTAATCCTTGTTTATCTCCATATGAGATAATACGAGATTCATACCCAAGAGCATCCATCATTCCTAACATCTCAGGTACTAACGCTGTACCGAACTCATAAGTAACTACTTTGCTAAATTTATTCACTGTAATTCCAACTCCTTGATTATTATTTGCGCTTCCGCTTACTGTAAATCCGAATACTTTCGCAAATGCCCTTGCATACGCTGCTGCCAATTGATCTAAGAAGCCACCTTCATTGAATTGAGAAAGAAGTTTTACATGTTCCATATTATTCATAAAGCCATTCTCAAACAGACATGCATCCATGCTTGTACCACGTAATACTGCATAATCTGCTTCACGTACTTCACCGTTTGTGAATACACCAAATTTAGAATAGAAATTATTCCACATTTCATTATGAAGCTTTTGAGATAAATCTCTTGTTCTTTTTGGAGCGTTTGGATGAATATACGTTGTAAACCTCTTTCCTACTTCACTAGCATCATCCACATGAATTGAAGCAAAGAATGACGCTCCATAACGATTAGCAATATTACAACGTTCTCCTAAAGGAATGAATACGTCGGTACTACGTGTTGAATTGTGGACGACACCTTGGCACGTATCAAGGATTTGCCCTAACTTATTTGAAACATGTAATACAACTGCCTTTTCAGTTAATTTGGTTTGACCATTAACTGTACCCGAATCTTTTCCACCATGCCCTGGATCTCTAGTTAATTTAAACACTATTTAACATCTCCTTTTTTCGTTTCTTGTTTTGCTTTACCACCTAAAATCTCAACTGCATTTGTTAAAGCTGAAGGTAAAGGAATACCCATTCGACCAGCATTTTCTAAAAGTGATAACAACTCATTCCCAATAAAGAAAAAGATTGTTGCTTCACGAATAGCGCTATTGCTGCCAAACGCTGAATCTAACTGTGCTGCAACTCCAACCAAAAGAAAAAGCACCACCTTTTTTGCGATGCCTTTGAAACCAACTTTACTTTTCAACTCTCCGTTATATCCTGCTGCGAATACTCCTGTGATATAGTCGATAGCTGCCATGATAACTAGAACTTTCAATGTTGTATCCCATCCTCCCAAAAAGTACCCACAAAAAGCTCCGAAGGTAGCTATAAATGTTTTCAGTAATACATCGATACGATCCATCTTTTCACTCCTTTTCTAAAAATAAAAAAGCCTGCTATAAGCACGCTTCGTTTTGTTATAAAAGCCGTATTTTATTAAGAAATTGTTTTGTGATTTATCACTACGCTTGAATCAATCCAAAACCTTTCCATGTACCAGGTGTTCCTGCAACTGTACAAATCCAACCCATGTATCCACCAGCAGCTGGAGCACTGTTCCAAACCACCTCGCCGACATTCCATTTGCCCATGCCAGTAGCAGGTGGTGCTGTAAGGTAGTTCATACCTAAACATCCTTCTCGCTTGATAGACGCTGTAGAACCACATTTAATCATCTTAAGCAAGTCTGTTCCCCATTCAGTCAGGTCACAGTCTTTAAATAATACGCCTGTATTTGTTCCACCAATATCTACTGCCCCTGTAACGTTAGCTCCTTTTCTGAATTTGCACTTATCAAATAGAACGTTATTCCGAGTTTTAGAGTACGAGATAACTACCGAATATTGTGACCCTGTCACTTCTCCAGTCTCAACTTCAAATTCAGTGTCTGACATATCTTCAAGGCTCATAGCTCTGTATGTGCAGTTATCAATCTTACCTGTAATCTTCGATTTAGAAAGATACCCTATTTGGAAGATACCAGTTTTCACCTTGTTAATGTCTAACTTTGTACGTAAACCTTCTACATTGTTAATGTATAAAGCAGAAACGCCATCAGATGTACCTTTAACAGTAATATCACCATTTATGTTTTTACATTCCGCTAAATACACAGGGTAGATAGTAGCAGCTGTTGTTTCTTTTTTGGTTAGTTTGACGTTACCTAAAGTAATGTCTTCCATTGTTCCTAATTTAGTATTATCAAGGCTCACCGATCTTGTTGAATGGTTATTGATAACGATATTTTTAAAGTTGATGTTACGAACAACTGCTGTGTTACTTGAAGTTGTTATTAACACACCGCCAACATATGAATCTGTTCCAATATCTTCTCCAATTACATCGTCGATGTATGAATTTTCACAGTCAATCATACGGATAAGGTTTGCACCTGAACCGCCTGGCTTACCTGTACCTTTAACCATCTTCCCGTAAATACCTTTACAGCCGACAAAATCTACAACATTACTGTGGACGTTATCACAGATAAGTCTATCGAAATAAATTTCATTACACTGTTCAAATCGTAGGATAGATTGTGTATCACGGTAAGGAGTTCCATATGTTTCGTAAGTTGCATTTACATCAAAGATTCTAATGTTGCTACAGTTTTTAAAGACGATCCCTTTTAATCCTGCTACTGCCTTCGCTTTAAGTTTTCCGTCCACTCTGATACCGAAATTACTCTTATTCTCAATAAGGATATCTCCAACTGTTACCTCCATGTCTTTCGGAATATGGAGTATCTTGTGGTTATCAGCACAATATTTTAGAGCATGCGTTAACGCTTTCGTATTCCCATAGTTAAATGGGTCTTCATTTACACTTCTGACTCCAAAGTCTCTAGCACTTACAAATATATCATCAATACTTTTTGACGTTACTTCATAAGGTGTCTGGTAAGCGAAATCACCTTTCTCCCATACAGGGGCATTACCAATCAAGACTTTTCCTTTACTTGTTGTAACTACCGCCTTATTGTTCTTTGTAGGTAAGTAGGCAAGCATTGAAATATCATCAATCTTCGTTATAGTATCTCTGAAAATCTCATAATAGTTAATACCATCATAAGTTGCTAAAGCCCATACATTGGGATAAGTGCTTACCATATCAGGATTCTCAGGACAGAAATTGATTATAACTGGACTGTTTTCATCTCTCTGGTGGAAAGCTTTCGGTAAGTAAGAAAGATGTCCTACTGTATCCTCTGAGTAGATGTGAGCAATTTTTAACTTAGGGGTCATATTCTTATCTTCTCTGTCCATTCGATAGATAGCGTAAGGAACACTATCCGCTCCGAATAAAACACAGTTTTTCATAGGCATGATGTTTAGTAGCTGGTTAAAAGGATTCCCTGTTGTCTTCCAAGTAACCCCTAAATCATCTGACCAGAACAAGCTACTATTCTCTAAGTCTCCGTTTACAACCCAAATTCGATTCCAATAAGGGTCATACCTTGAACCATGGACGTGAGCGTTATTCGGTACTGGACCGTAATCGCGTATATTAAATACCATTTTAAAAGTTTTACCGTAGTCCGTAGATAGATACACCCCGATAGCAATACCCCTTGTACCATACTCACTGAGCACTACAATATTGCCATGTGTACTCTTACCCCAGTTATTATGGAAATAACAGTTTCCTACATTTGATGATTGGAATACTTCTTTAAATGATTTTTGTCCGTTTTCTGTAACATACACAGTAGATTTATTTATACCGTCATTCGGGAATGTAGTGAACAATAATTCACCGTTATCCAGCGAAAGTATAACATTTGGAGGCAAAGGTGCTGTTAACACTGTGCTCCATGTATTAGTTAAGTCATCGTATTTTTTAATGGTCGCTCCGTCTATTCCATAGACAACGCCGTCTTTTCCCATTTCTCTCAGTCTGATTCCGGTTGTTTCACTATCAGTTAAGTTTAGTTTGTTTGGTTTTAAGTGATGAATTTGATCTATTGCATACTTCGCATTTTCTGCCAACTTCGAATCAACATTTTTAGATAAAATCCCAATTTGAGCAGCATTTTGTTCCGCGGCTACTTTCGCTTGTTCTGCCGTTTCTTTTGATGCAACAAGTGCTGGGATATCTACACCCGAAAGTTTCTCTCCGGCTTCAATTGCCTTTTGAATTACAGGTAATGAATCTGTTGATTCAATTACTTCGTCACTCATTTTCGATTCGACAACTTCAAACTTAAAGGATCCTGTTTCTATTTTCTTATCATCAGGAAAATAAATATGAACATTTGCCGTTACAATCCCTACCGAAGTAAGTGTCTGCGTAGTAAGTAAAACTTGATACTTACCTTCCAAAACATTAATTGGTTGGCAATCTTGATAAACAATTTTTTTATCACCTTTTTCAAAAGAAACGCGGACTGCAGTTGCTTCAGAAAAATCTTCTTCATTTCCATTATGATTAATATTAATAAGTATTTTTGCACTTTTTAAGTCATTTTGGGAGTAACGCATATTTTGCGGAACAATTGAATCCCTCATAGTATCTACAGTAACTTCGTAGGTCTTAAATATAGAATTAACCATCATATCATTCCTTTCAAATAAAAAAAGACCCATACTATGGTCTTAGTTTCTAATAATGTTATTTATTTGTGCGAACTCACGCTGCAATAGCTTTCTTACATCCAAACGTGTTGTTCCAAATGTTACTTTTAACTCCCGTTTGTTGTTCTGATACACCTCTTCCACATCTGTAACCCTAGCATCCATTTGAACACCGATTTTATCATCTTCACATGTTACGATATCCCCAAGTGTCCAATCCTTTTCATATTCCATTCCAGGTTTTTCAGTGACATAAGAAACAAATGAAACAATCTTACTAAATTCATTTTCTAATTTTTGTTTCCCACGATCTTTAAGCATCTTTATAATTTCAGATTCAGGTTTCTCTTGCTTATCTTCGGTTTGATTACTTATATCTCGAGCATCGATGAACACTTCTTTACGAGCAAGTCCAGTTGCTGCTTCTGTATACGTCTCAACAATTCGTCTATCCTCACCTTCACCCTGCCCACCAACATACGCTGTGTTTTTATAACTGGATGTATCTTTTTCAAATTCTCTTTCTAAGACATTTTCTAGACTTGTTGAAAAGATAACTGGCGGATATGTCTGTTGATTCCTAGTCAGATTTTTCCCTGCTTGTACATCAAACACAAATTGCCTTGCCTCTTCATCTAAATAAACATCCCAACCTAATCCAGAAGCCAAAGAAATTTCCTTTAGCTGTTCTGCTAAATTTTTAAGACGGCTTTCGACTTGAAGATAATTACCACGTTTCTGGTTTGCTTTTAAAACTAAATTTGGTATCAGTCGAGCGGAATCAGACGGATACACAGCATGTCTATCTACATAATGTTTCATAACCGTTTCAGCCTCAGCGTACCTTCTATCATGAGTTGTATGAGAAGGTGGTATAATAATTCGATTTCTCAATATTGCCTTAATCTGATAGCCCTTAACGGTTCTTATATCATTCTTATCAATATGATAGCTAGTAATAATACCCGCGCGTTTTTCATCAATTAAAATGAAATTGTCGTCAAATAAAGCTATTGCATATTGCGCATCATTCGGAATTTCGAACTCAAACGTCCCAACATCTTCCCAAACTCTCTTAAAAGTCAGCGACTCATAATCATTAATTTCTCCGATTTTTTCTAATTCTGGTGTATATATAATCATGTTTTCCCCCCTTACAATCTTGATGGTCTGAAACAAAACTCCGGTATAATTACTGTACTTGTCTCCGAAAAAATACTTGTAAATCGTAAGGATCCGTCTGGATGTAAATATAAGAATTGCGCTTTCCCATCAGAACCCCATGCAAATACCCCCTGAGCTTTTGAGGGCCCAACGGGTAGTTTGCAAATATCTTTATTTGTTCCGTAAACTCCACCGCCACAAGTTCCCTCTACGTGATAGACTCCGTACCCATCTACCCAGTATCTAAGAGGATTTCTGTAGTCACTCACCATCATATCCGACCAATAATTTAAATAATTAGGTACCATTTTTACACCTAATTGTTTTTTTGCATATAAACCTGTTTGCCCTTGTAAATCACAAAAACTACGATCATCTGTGATTTGTGTACTATCTATATAAGCCTTGCCTTTGGTAATTCGAACTTGCGCAATCGGTAATTCATAGATAATCCCACCATTGTTCATGTCATCTTGCTGTAAAGCTGGTGGCACTGGAACATCTGCTATAGCACCTTTTTTTATCATAAGATTAATCGATCTAGTCGCAAGATTTAACTGTAAGATAATCCGATCTATACGATCTAGCGTAGTATGTGCTGGGTCGTGAGTAAAAATCTTTACTCCATCTATAATGTATCCCCTGCCGCATATCACAGCACATCCTTTATTTACAACTACTTTCATTCCGTTAGTCAACGGTCCCATACTCAACTCGTCCATATAGCCTTTTACGACCCCAGTCCCAAAAAACATATCAAATAATTGAGCGAAATCACTAGAATTGTATAATTTATCGTCACCATCAAAGAAAAAAGAACGCTCTCCTGCCATGCGTTCTCACCCCTTTCTTTTATTTTATATTCCGGTATATCTTTCTCTAAAACGGATTACAACTGTAGCGCTATCCCTACCTGCATATGCACTATAATCTAAAATATTTAGACCAATTTGCAATCTAAATTCATTCAATCTCACTCCTGAAGCAATCCAGTTGTATGCGTTGGTTTTCGTTCCGTCTATGCCTACAAGTTCAACGGTATTTTGACCATATGCTGTATTGATTTCAAGACGTTCTCCTGCAAGAATATCCCGATTGATTTGTACAGATTTCATCGTTGTAAGATTCGTGATTTTTGGATTTGTACAAGGCCCAAACACCTCTATTTTAACGGGCGTTTCAACATCACCATTATTGATTACATTCTGTTTTTCCCCCTTGTACCCAAACTGCACTTTAGGACGAAACGAAAAAGGGAAACTAAACATTGGTTCCCAAGATAATAACGGTACTTCAATATCTATGTCATTCTTCCAGTATGGATCAGGTGTATTAATATGGAGTAATCCTTGCTGTAAAATTTTATACTGTTCATCTTCCACACGATACTTTGGTAATGATTCTATAACAATCTCATTTTGAAAAGTTCCGTGCGGTAAAGTGATGGTTAAAATAAATGGACCTAGTTTTGGATTTAATATCCTATTTAAATGTCTGCGATATCCATAAACATCTGCAAGACTTTCTCCCTCAATATAAAATTCTAGTGGATATTGCATCTCCTTCATAGTAACAGCGCCTGTTGTAACACCGTCTTGCATATACCCTTGTGTACGAACTATATCTGCTTCACTTCCAGAAAGGTCGATTGAAACTAGTACATATGGTGGGAATGGTCCGAATTCTACTTTTTCACCTAAACGATTTTCAATCACTACACGTTTTCTCACATCGACCCTCCTAACATGAAAGCAATATCATTAATTGCTTTTTTCTGTTGCCTAATCACTTCAGATGTATCTTGATTATAAAAATGATTTACGATTTGTGCCGGCTGCCTTGTTGGTTTATCCTGGTTATTGTTGCTCTGTCTATATTGAACAACATTCGGGTTATCGGATAATATTTTTCTCCATCCAGACAGATTACCCAAATCATTGATTGAAAGACCTTCAAAACGCTCCATTTGACGCCCGATTTCCGATACCATCTTGCGCATACTCTCAGGAATGTGTGTTATCCAATCGTTTTGCCAATCTCCATCTTCAAAAATTGCATTAAAATACTTTGTTAGTGGATCATCACCTTTAAAACTAAATATTTCTTCTGGTTTAATAGAACGAATACCATCCATAGCATCCGATACTGTATCTTGCAAAGCATCTCGTACTACAGAATATTGGCTTTTAATTCCCGTAGCAATACCTTGCGCCATACGAACCCCGGCAAACGTCATGCTATTTGAATTACTATTCAATTGTAATTCATTTACAAGGGCCTTATTTGCTTTCAGTGCCAGCGAGCGACTTTCTTTTTCAGCCATTGGAGTCGACTTTTGAATACCCACTGCAAATCCTTCTCCAAACGGTAAACCACCTTTATCTCTTACAAGTCTCGATGGTGAATTTACATTAAGTGTAGCGGTTAATGCATTGAATGCGGCGCTAGCTAATGATGCCGCTTTCGCTCTAACTTGACCAAAAGCTCCATCCATACCATATGCAAATCCTTGTGCGAAAGCTAGTCCCACTGAATTCGCGATAATAGAACCAAGTCCACTTAAACCTCCACCAGCAACATTCGCACCACTTCCTTGTGCTGCCCCACGCTTCGACCCTAAATCATTAACAAACTTATTACCCGCTTTTGAACCGCCACCGCCATCAGTCGCATTACCCAGAGTACCTTCGACACCTTGTTTTACATTTGTGGCTGCACCAACTACACTACTTCTATTTCCGTTAATCATACGTTGCATGATATTAGTTGAGGCCGCGCCACCATTTCCATCTGTTGTGCTCCCTAAAGTCACCTGTACACCTTGTTTTACTCCTGCGGCCGCTCCATTTACACTTCCTTGATTGTTTGCAATCGCATTTCGCATCATAGAAGTGGAATTATTACCACCGTTATTATCCGTTGTACTTCCTAATTGTTGCTCTACACCTTGTTTAATCCCACTTGCTTCTCCAACGATGCCGGGCTTATTTTGAGACATAAATTGTCGCATAAGCAATGTGGACATCGCTCCGCCATTTCCATCTGTGGTTGAACCAAGTGTTTGTTCTACACCTTGCTTAACTTCGCTAGCTGCTTGAACAGGTTGACCGCCATTTTGACGAATACCATCGGCTGTTGTTTGAGATATATTTGCGCCTTGCTGCGTTGTATCAACATTTGTTTTTTGTACAACCATTTGTCTAATAACTTCAAGTGCCTGATCAATATTAAATTGACCATTCTGCATACCTTGAACAAGAGATGAAATTGTTACTTGCCCGTTTGGACCAAGATCATATTTTGTTTTATCTTCAATACTGACACCAAGTTGTTTTAATATATCTTGGATACTAACAAATCCCATTTCCATGCCTGTTTTTAAGGTAGACATGATTTTTGTTCCGTCTTTAGATAAATCAGTGGCCGTTAACTTAGATAAATGCTGTTGGAAAAAAATAAACACAGCGTCAATACCAACTGTGCCTTCTTTTAAACCATTTACGAATTGTGTTGTTGTCATCTTTCCAAGTGGACCTAAATCAATCTCTAGATTTTTCTTAAGATCGATATTTAATTTAGCTGCAATATCCGTAACGTTTAGTTGCTTTAAACCTTCCGCGAAAGAAGTCATTACTTTAATGCCTTCTGCCGTTAATGGCTTACTCCCCATTTCCACACGCATTGTATTAATAAGAGCAATCGCTACATCTTGAACTTTATATTTACCTGTTTTGATGCCTTCCACAAATTCGTCTACTTTTACAACGCCTTTTTCACCTAAATTAACAGCTTTTGTACCGTCTTCTAGTGCATAAGCGATATCACTACCAATTTGTACAGCTTTATCGCGAGTCGATTGAAATAGACTTTCATACACACTATTAGAGTTAGCTATGAGTGATTCTCCATATGTTTTTACTTCGTCAGCACTCTTTTTGCGTAAATCAGATTCTTTAGCTGCTCGATCTTGAAGACGTTTGAAAAGATTTTCGTTTTTACTCTCAATTATTTCAGAGTTCTTAACATACTCCCCAAACCCTCGACCTTGGATTGTAATCCTTTCTTGCTCAGCTTTTGTAATACCAGTTGTTAAATCCATCTCAACGCCTTTAGATTTCAATACCTCTTGCGCTTGTTGAAGTTGTTGTTCATATCCCTTGGTTAGCAATGTGGATTGTTCAGAGTATTTCTTGTTAATTTGAGAAATTGCGGCCTGCTGTTCTCCCGAACCTTTTATATGACTCTTTGCATATTCAATTTCTTTTTGTTTAGCCTTATCCAAATCATTATATAGATTTGTGTATTCTTTCCCTAAATCTTTTACTTTCCCTTGGATCGTTTCAACAGAAGTATTTTTGTTGAAATTATCCATTGCTTTTCCTATTTTTTGAATCTCATCTACACTTTTAGTTGCGGATTTTCCCACTTCGGCATCAATTGTTTTCAAAGCGGTTAAAAATACGTCTTTATCCGCTGCACTCATCTTGTAAATTTGCCCGTTATACTGCGATAAGAGATTCCCAATTTTCTCATGCGCTTTAAGAACAGCTTCTTCTTGAGCCTTATACAATTCCATCTGATCATTCAAAATTTTATCTTTTGCTCTTAATACGGCTGAATCTGTTTCACCAGCAAACCAACTATCCAAATGAGCTTTGAATTTGCCTTTATCCTTATTAATCGCTTGAATCGCTTCATCTGCTAATTTGCCAAATTCATCATGCGCTCTTTGCACAGCTTCTTTTGCTTTTTCACCCGTCATAGTTGGTATTTCATCTAAAGTTTTAAAAGCTTTCTCTTTCAGATTTACATATCCTTCAAGAGCTTTTTTCGTCCCTTCACTTACACCATCACCAAATCTACGACTATCTTCGTCTGCTTTTTGCGCTTTTTTACCAGCTTCCGCAAAAGCAAAACCTAACGCACCAAGTCCAATTACAACTCCGCCAATTGTCGCAACAATTGGATTCGCAATAATTGCACCGATACCAAAGGAAAGTAGCCCAAGTGCGCTTACAACACCCATAACCGCTGGTGCTAATAATAATGCTGTACCGTATACTTTTTTAGAACTATCATCCAACCCATTAAACCAATCAGCTACGCCTTTAATTGATTCTTTCAATTCAGGTATTGCCTGTTTGGCGATATCTAAAATAACTTTACCAAGTGGCTCTAAAGCAATTTGTAGTTCTCTCGTTACGGATTTCCATTGCTTGGCACTTGTATCATAACCGTCAACCATTTTATCCATTGCGCCACTATAATTTCCTAAACCAGTTTCCATATTGTTTAGAGATAACATAGTAGTTGCTTCGAGATCTTCCCATTTCGTCCCAAAAAGCGAAACTCCAAGCTGGTTAACTTTGATTTGGTCGTCACTTGTTTTCAATTCATTTAATACAGCATTAAAGACGTCTTTTACTGTACCTTTACCTTTTAAGAACTCTTGCCATACTTTCTGTGTTCCTTTTGACATTTCTCCCATTGCGTCTGAAGTAGATTTTGAACCATCCTTCACACGAATTTGGAACTCTTTCATTACGTCATTCACATAGTCAAGATTGTATGCACCATTTTGACTACCATTAATTAAAATGGTGAACATTTCTTCAGCGCTAAATCCCATTTCGTGGAACAAGGGACCGTATTCACTCAAATTATCAAATAACTCATTAGAATAATTTAATCCTTTGGCGGAACCTTGCGCTAATAAATCAAAAGCTTGTTTACCAGATAAACCAAATCGACCCATTAATTGAGCTGCACCACGAGTTACCTCGTTTACATCAGACTCCATCGTTTCAGCTAAAATTTCACTATCACGGGTTACTTGTTTTAATGTTTCATCATCATTAATATCTTTGATATTACGCTTTACTTTAACTAAAGAATCGCTGACACTAGCTAAATCTTCACCATAACCTTCTCTCCACACTTCTTTTGCTACTGCGCTGACTTTTAAGCTCTCTTCCCTCGTTAATCCTAAACCAGCTTGTACTTTCTTATTTGCTTCTTCAAATTGAGACGCATTAACTACTAATGCTCCGACACCTGCCGCTACACCAACTGCGGCTGCTCCAAATCCTTGACTAATTCTTGAGCCAGTATCTTGCATTGTGTTTCCAACTTCGTTCATGCGTTCTCGCAATCTTCCAGAAACATTACCTAACTGTTCCATTCTTTCTTGTGTATCGCCTAATTCATTCCTATAACGATGTAATGCTGCTGAAGCATTATTAAAAGCTGTATCATTTCGAGAAACTTGAGCCGTTAATCGTTGTAAAGCTTGTGTACCTTGCTTGTATTCTTGTTGCAATTGATTGTATTGAGTTTGTAGGTCTTTTGTTTCTTGCGCATTCTTTCCGTATGCCTGCGTACTTTGCTGTATCTCTCGTTCCAACTGTTGCATAGATGTAGCTAATTGCTCGCATTTTTGGCGCATTTCTTGCTGTTTTTGTTGAGATGTCCTTAAAGCTTGCTCATAATGCTTCATCTTTTGCGTTTGCGCGTCTATTTTTTGATTTAAATGATTTGCTTTATTCTCCAGTTGATCCATCTCAGAACCAACACCACGCAACTGTTCTGAAGTATTTCGGAATTCCGCATCGATTCTTTTCAAACTTCTATTAATGCCTGCGATTCCATTTTCAAACTGATCTGTATCCAACCGGACGCGACCGCCGATTGTATTATCACCTAGTGCCATTCAATTCTCACCTACCTTTATAACCATGCTGGAGCTTGGTTCGCTGTTGTCACTCGATTTGCTTTTTCTTTTTTTGCTAAACAGGTAAAGTAAAACGCAATATCCATTTCGTTAATTTGATTCTGTGTCATACCTGCATCCATAAGTAAGTTATAAATATTGATTACGATGTCTTGGTATTTGACCGTTTTTTCTTCGGATTCATTTTCAGTTGTTCCATTAACTTTTTTTTCGCGTCATCAACCGTTTTCATTACCTTAATTGCTTCATTCAAACGTCCCATAATTGTTAAACAGACGGAATGAATCGTAAGACTTAAAAACCATACATGTGTGCCATCCACAAACTCTTGCGCTGTAAACTGATTTCCATAAATACGCGATACGAAATGAGCCGCTCTTTCAATCGTTTCTTTTGGTACAAGATCCGCTTGTAATTCATCTGCTAATGTGGAAGCTTCAAAAGTAGCTGATCCAGGAATAAACTGTGGCAAATAGTAATCTTTTGTTCCTTCTTCATTTTGCAATGTAATTTTCATAACCGATTTCCTCCTAGAAATAAAATAGGGACAGCATTAGCCATCCCGTTATTATTATTTTATTAAGGTGTTACTACAGGTGGCGTTGGAACTGCTTTAAACCAGTTCGCTGCAACAGCTGCATCAAATCCAACTTCCTCTTCATCCAAACGGTGTCTCCAGTTTCCGTCAGCGCGTTGGATTGCTTTACCTTTAATTTTTGCACTTTGGAATGTCGGTTTGTCTTCTGCTGTTTTATGCTCATCGCTTGGAAGTTCAAACTTCATTTTGTAATAACATACATATAGGTTTTTTCCGTTATCATATGGTAAACGGTATAGTAAAGCTACATAAGGAGGTACATCGCTTGTATTATCAACAACTTGACCTTTTACAACCTTTTTACCTAGCAACTCCGCATAAACAGATAAAGGTAATGTATCAACTTCTAATTCAATTTCCGTTCCTCCAAATGCACTAGCTGTTGCTGCTGGTCCACCTTCAGCATAAAACGTTACTGATTCTGCTTTAGGAGAAGCCTTTCCACTAACTGTTTTACCGATTCGTTTTGGTGTTCCGTAAGTGAATTTACCATCTGGTGTTTCTGTTAAAAGCGCGTAATGCAAATCTCTAAAATCAATTGTCATTGCCATATTTCATTTTCCTCCTTAATTCATGATTTCCGTTACAAAACGAAAACCATATCGATAAATTTTTGTATCCATTTCATAATCTGGATAGGTACTTAAACGCTGAAAAGACAGCTTTTTCATAGCTGCCTGAACTGCGATTTTTAATTGTGTTTTAATTGGTGACATTGACCAGATATCTACTTGATATATAATCTGTGAAGTTGTTTCCTCATTCTCTGCATATAATCCTGGAGATGTATTTAATTCGGAAAAGGTAATCCATATAGGCGTATTGTCATTACCTTTTACAAATTGATATATGAATTGGCCACCTAGCTCAGAGGTAATGACTGCATCTTTACGTAATATATCGAATACGTCTTTATTAAAATTCCTCATCGCCCTGTAACCCTACGCATAAACTCTCTTTCCATTGCTTTCAACACCTCTTTTTCACTCTGAATCAGTGTTTTTTCTGCAAATCCTTTATGTGGTGGATTAGGATTTTTGCTTGTTCCCCAGTTCTGAAACTTCATGTAGAAGTGGGCCGTTCGATCTGTCTTATCCCATCCAATATCGATAGAATAAGCACCGCCATTTTTCACAACTTTTCCTTCTTCGATAGCATCCCTAGCATGCTTTCCATCTCGCCACGGCTGTTTCAATGTTGGTTTTTGAGCCCATGGGCCAACAGGAGAATTCATCTCAAGTTTTCTTTCAAACACCTTTGCTCCAGCTTGTAACGATTGTTTTGTTATTTTGGGAATATCCTGTCCTAATTGTTCTAAATCTCGAATCCATTCTTCTATACCGAAGACCTCTAATTCTGCCAATTCGACCGCTCCTCACAAATAAGGCACATTTCCTTATGTTGTTCGTCGATATCAACAACTGACTTAATCTCGTATAACTTCCCATCATACCTTACACGCATTGCTGAATTAATACCCTCTCGATATCGAATTGTGAAGTTTATTAATTTAATAACAAATTCAGCATTACCTTGGAATATTTCTGATTTAAAACCTGTGCCAAATGGGGTTTTAGGTTCTGCCCAAACTGTAGCGAAATCTTCCCATACGGATGGAAGTATATTCCCTTCTTCATCCTTCGTTTCAGATTTATGCTCCAGTATGATTCTTTTATTTAACTTTGCTGCATTCAATGGTTTTTTATATCTAAACGGTTGCATATTACTCACCGTCCAAATTAATCTCTTCTAAAGCTTTTGCAATACCAAAACTATTAATTTCGCTTAAAAAATTCTTAGTGAAATACTCCAACGCATCGTTATAAACATAACGAGAACGTTCAAAAACTAATTCTTTGAACGTCTCATCTTTGTTTATGTCATACGCTCCGCAATCTTTTATTAAAGCGCTGGTAGATGCAGAAAGGATGCGTCTCAGGTTATTGTCTTCATCATCACCCAAGCGCATCCTATCTTTGAATTGCTGTAATATTTCATTTGAAATTACTGTATCCATTTACATCATCCTTAACCTTCTGGAGTTGGAAGAACAAATGAAATCTTCAGATCATATACAAGAGCTGCTTTATTATCTTTTGGTTTACCATTCGCAAACTGTTTGATTGTATAAAGAGTAGCATCTTCAATCGCTAATGTTTGGTCGAACTTTTTAAGTTTATATCCGCCAGCGATTGCTGCAAGATATTGACCTTTTACAAAGAATAATGCTTTTCCTACTGGAACTTCTTCAGATTCAACAGTTTGAATGTTATAAGGTAATGCCATCACCCATTGACCCGTTGCAGTTTGAATTGTATTACGCGCTTGTACACCGATTGCATCCACAGGATTAACAACCATTACAATTTTGTTTAATACTTTACGGGATTTCCCTTTTCCATCAACAGATAAAGCTTTTACTACTTCATAAAGCTCACCTGCAATTACTTCACCATGTTCAGAAGGAGCAAATGTTAATGTACCGGATGATTTTTTATCAGTAACTGCGCCTGTAGTTGCATTTACATCTTTCATTAAACCTACAGGTTGATGTGCTACTGATCCGCCACCATTTACAAAACCGAATTCTAAACCTACTGAATACGATTCTACTAATAAAGTTCGAACGTAACGTTCAACCCATACTGGACCAAGCTCTAACATGTCGTTCGGAATAGCTGCAAATGCAGTTAATTTAAGTTGACCAATTTTTTCTTCTCGGAATGCTGCATTTACTTGTCCTCGAATTTCACCGAATAACTCGCCCCATGCATATGCTTTTGTTGCATCAGAATAAATGAACTTAGTAACTGCACCTAAATCTTGTAAACCAAGTGCTTCAAGCAATGGATGTTCTGTTACTAAATCTTCAAATACTCGTTCTTGCGTAGTCACCGGAAGGATTTCACCATCTTTAAATCCACCTTCTTGTACAACTGCATTGAAGAATTTTGTTTCTGCAGCAGTTAATACGTTTTGACCGCGTTGTTGAAGAATAGAACGATCTAACATTTCGTCATTCACTTGATTACGAACGGTGTTAATTACATCCGTTTGCATCGCATCAAAGAAGTTTTCAAATGCCGTCGTTTGTTCTTGTTCTGTACTTTCTGCATTAGTTAACGCATCTGTTAATTTTGCTTTCGCCTTAGTAAATGCTTCCGATTTATTAAATTTAATAACCATTCTATATTTCCCCCAATTTTTATAATTTTAAAAAGAGCCCTTTAATCCCACTGTTTTTTACAGGTGTAGGACTAGGCTCTTTGAATTGATTCTTATACTGATTTAATTCATTTTGCATTGTTTGCATTTGAGCTTTTAATTGTGTAAGTTCTTCATCCGTAGTGTCTTCCACAGTTGTTGCGGTAGAAGTGGCAAAACCGATTTCTACGGATTCATTTGCACTAAACCATGTCTCTTCATTTACCATATTACGAACTTCTTCTCGCTCAATATTTGCACGAGTCATGTAAATATCAATGATGCCATCTTCTAATTTTTCAAGCATATCAGCTTCTTTTCGCATAAGCGTTTTACTTCCCCAAACAATTGTTGAAGCCTCATGGATCATCAGCATTGAACCTGCTCCCATGATTAATTCATCTGCTGCCATAGCAATAATAGAAGCCGCTGAACAAGCCCATCCATCTACATGAATTGTGACCTTTCCCTTATGTGACTTTAGACGGTTATAAATAGCAATCCCGTCAAAGGCACTACCTCCTGGAGAGTTAAGATGAATAATTAAATTATTACTGCCCGCTTCTTTTAAAGCATTATCAACATCTGTGGCCGAAGTAGAATCCCACCACCATGATTCACCAATGTCTCCATAAATGGTTAATTCACTTACTCCCTGTTCATCATCGTGAGTAACAGCAAAATTATGTGGAATGTTCGCTAACTGCTCATTATACTTTTGGTTTTTAAATCCGAATTTACGTTTCATCTGATTCATGATTATCCTCCCCTCCTTCAGTTCCATCTAATTTGGTATAGTTTTTCGTAATATGATGTGTATTTAAGTTAGGATCCTCAGAAATTTCATATCCAACTTCCAATCGAATCTCATTTCCTGTAAATGCACTTGAAGAAATAAGTTTATCGATACTTGTAGCAAGGTCGAATATGTTCTGATAAGAAACAGCTTTAACTTCAATTTTTTGCCCTTCCAGATACTCATTCATTTCGAAGAATTTCATATTTGCTTCATCTGAAAGTTTCTTAAGTAATGGATTTACGGTGAATAACATGTAATTTTTCGTTTGTTTTTCTACATCAGCCATTTCACCAAATAACAAAGCTGTAGGGATTCCAATAGACATTGCAACTTGACTTAAAAAACCATTAGTTACTTTATTGATTTCATCCACACTTTGACCAGAATTTCCTCCCCCTGATGTTTCAGCATATTTAAATCCTGGTTGTTGCGGAATAATAGCAACATCTTTTTCACCAATCGCCTTATACATGTTATCGATGAATTCTTGAAGTTTTGCTTGATGCTCTTTACTTTTCGCGGCAAGCATGTCCATATCTACAGTTCCACGAATTTGATTTTTACGCTTTTGTGAGCTTAATATCCTACCAAATAAGTCACCATAATCAGCAAATAATCCGTCGATAAGCGGTGATAATTTGTCATTTCGATATTTTAAATGAATAACTTCACTTTGCTTAAAGCTTCGCTTAAACTCATAATCTTTTATTACTACATTTGTAAACGTATCTTCAAAAATAGCATATTCATTATGTTGAAAGTCATCGGCGATAAGAAGGTCACCATCATCAGCTTGTATAATTAAAGCTTCATTATCATAAATCAGCTTATAAATATACTTCTCCCAAAAGGTACTTGCGGTCATATTCTTATTCGGTCTAACATTTAACCTATAGTAAAGCTCATTTTTTTCAAATACTTTACCACTTTTCACTCTAAATTCTGATTGACTAATTGTCCTTCCTAAAAAAGATATACAGGTATCAATAGCCAATCGCTTCATGTGAACCCTATTCGCCTTTTCAATAAACATTTCTACATCAAATATAAAACCTACTTCACTATTTCTTTTAAATACTGAACCTAGCCATCCAATGATTATCACCCCCTTTATTAGAATTTAATATTATCTAGCATAAAGTCGAATTCATCTATGAGAATGTTATCCGCTTGCCATAATGCATGAATAAAAGCTTGGAATCCATCTGTTTTCCTTTTAAATTCATCTTTTTTCAGATACTCTTTATTGCCGTCTTTTTTGATGTGGACGTAGACGTTGTTTGTATACCAACGCATTAATGGATTATCTCCAAAAATAATACGGTTATTTGCGAATAACGTTTCGACCCTTGGCGCCAATAAAGAATGAATAGCTTTCGGGTTACGAATATATAACAATATGAATCCTTCAGCTTCAAGTGCCGTTTTAACAAGATCAAGGCGGAAAGTATCAGCTACTATTGTGTTAAATCCGTATATCTCACGCATTTTCACAAACCAATCTACAATATGTGAGATATTAATGACTGGTTCATCCACAATAGTTAACAAACCATCTTCAGCCCATTCATATATAGGTGCTTTTAATTTCACCTTGTCCAAGAAACCTTTACGTACAAATGAATGACTTTTCCAAATATAATCCTCACCATGTTTAAATAGTAAACCGACTGCCGCGAAGTCTTTGATACTGGCGAAGTCGAGGCCGCCTACAGCTACTTTGTGTCTTAAATCCGGGACTTCCCTAAGTGTTTCTCCATCTTCTTCAAAACCAGTACGCATTATCTCTTCCCATGAAGCTACTGACTTTGTTAGGTCCGTTTCAGGGTAATTCATACGTTTCGTTATAAATTCTTCACGGTTTGATGGATTGTTTGCTAACTGTTTATATTGAGTTAATACCTTTTTAAATAACCCTTTAGCATAAGAGCTTCTTGGCTCACTAAACATAGGGTTCGCCTTTTCCCACACATCAGGATTATCAATTTCTTCTGGGTTATCAATTTTGCAGATGAAGGGGAACAATGGATCTTCTAAATCTTTTCCTTTTAGAATGTTCATTGCTCTTTCTTTTGTCTTGTCCAGGAATCCATCGCGGACAAAACCATCTGTACCAATAAAAAATTCTCTAGCATTTGGCACTTTTCCAAGTCCACTAGAGAATACATTAACTACATCAAAGTTTTCATATCGATGTATTTCATCATAAATAACACACCCATCGCGAAGACCATCTTTTGAACTTGCATTAGATGTGTGATATTGCATAACGCTCTTTGTATCATTACCAAGGATTTCAACCTTAGTTCGGTAAAACATATCTTCTAATACTTCTTTACCTTCAATTGCATCATAGACCTCGCGGAAAGAAACTTTTGCTTGCTTTTCATTATTGGCAACGATTGAAACATTGTATCGATCTATTCCATGCAATGGACTAATAAAGAAATGACATAATGATGAAATCAAACCATTTTTACCGCCACCACGAGCCATCATAATGAGAAACTGCTCGTAAAAAACTGAATCGTCTTCTTCATAAAAAAGAAAAACAAATGCGGTTAAAAACTTCTGAAATGGTTGTAATTCGAAATACCATTTCTCTGTAAACCTTATATAATCATCATGCATTTCATTATCGAAATACAGATCATCACGTATTAAGATGTATTTCTCCAGGTAATCAATTAGCATTATGCGCTCTTTATTCAGCTTAATTTTCCCTGCGCGATACATTTCAATATATTCTGTGACATATTTATTTTGAATCATGTTAAATCTTTAGCAGAGCGCACAGGTTTTGGAGGAACTATCTTTTCTTCTGCCGATGCTTCTAATCCAAGTGCATCTAAAATCTTTATCATTCGATCATTAGTTTTATGTAAATCATTAATAGAAGGATTGGATTTCGGACCATGCATGCCAGATACTTTTATTCCCGTTTCTTCAATATCATCAACAAGAATACATTTTAAATCCCACAACGATAAATAGTCTTGAATTAAATCAGTGTAATGATTACCTACAATCTTTTTTTCTTTCAATTGATTTGTTAAGTCCTTTTCAATCCTTTTTCTCATTGTTTCACGCTTAACTCTAGCCATAATCTCCCTCCCTTCTGATTTACATCGTTTTCCAATTTGATATAACGCGCGAATTTGGTTATAAATTTAAAAAATCGACCCCCTCCCCGGTGCTGAGTTCCCCAAATTTCTTTAAAATATTTTAAGGGGGGGATTATTTTCGAATTGTTCTACCACTTCTCATCGTTTTCCCATTTATTCGGTTTCTTTTCAAAGAATCTTCCGTGTTCTTTGTTGTGGCAATCCACACAGACTGTTTCTAAATTATCTTTTTCTAGTGCAAGTTTTGGATGATGTTCGAGTTCTTTTATATGATGGACTACGAGTTGAATCTTCTTACGTTTTGCCTTCTCACTGTACTCATTGGTATCTGTTTGCACTCGACCATTGCGCTTACACTCTTGGCATTCATAGTTGTCACGCTTCTTTACTTGCTCGCGTATACTCTTCCACTCACCACTGTCATAGAACTTACGCTTCTGTTGTTTGGTTTTATATTCATTCACTATCCTTTACCTCGATCACACCTGCATCAATCCGATTCTCTCGTCGTTGAATATCAAGGCACTTCTCACAGTAGAAAGTAGCTGATACTTCTCGAATGAATTGTTTACCTTCAGAATAAAAGGAAGTAGTCTCACTATCTAACACTTGATACTTATGCTCACACATTCATCTCACTCCCTTTAATCTCGACCCATCAATCGCCCATGTCTTCCCAATCTTCTTTGCCACAATCTTTCCTTGTGCGCAAAGGTTCTTGACATAACCAGGTGATGTATTAAGAATAGCTGCAGCTTCATTCACACCAATTGTATTGAGTAAGAATGAATTCACATCCTTACTCATCATCCACCACAATCAAATGTTCAATCCCTTTTAATCCATCATCATCAACATGCATAGTTACTCTTCTTAGAATTTGAATCACATCATCTAAAGTTTTAATCTTATTCGGGTCAATCTTATGTCTACGTTGAGGTTTAAATGCTATTGTTTTAACTTTCATCATTAATCCTCCTCTAAAATAAAAAGCACCCGAATGGATGCTTTTCTATGGATTACTTATTTGTTTTTTCATTACGGTATGTGAAGTTTTATCTTTCTTTCAGCTAACAACCACGACAGACGCCATCGGAAAACTTATCAGGTTCTCCTAATTCTGTCTACCTAGGATGTTGTTAGCTCAAAGAAGAGCAAAAGCTCTCCCTAATAACGGTGTCATTCAATCAGTACCATCTGCTGGTTTCGGATTTTATTTGCCGTCATTACGAATCGTTTAGAAATGTTGAAACAACATAGTGAGTTGTGTTTTCCGCCACTTCTCACAATACAAATATATCACGTTGATTCCAAAACAACCGGCACATTTCCTGCCAAAAATCGGTCACGAGTCTGCCACTTATTTTTATTCTTCACTCTTATGTACTTTATCCTAATGAGTTATCCATATCTTATATTGTGTGTAACTGACCCCTTCGCTAAATCCTTTGGTATCATTGACTTAATTAAACTTTCCCTTTTGAGTTACACAGTACGAAATTTATGAGTAACTGTATAGTTTTCAAAAGAAAAAGCAATGCTTAGATTTTAAACCTAGTCATTGCTTTATCCATTGCATCTTGGTTTACCCCTATATAACGTAATGTAACCTTCTCTGACGAATGATTGAATATCTCCATGAGTAATGCTATGTTTTTCGTTTGCATGTACATATGATACCCGTATGTCTTTCTCAGCGTATGTGTCCCTATTTCATCTAAACCAAACTCTGCCGCTGCTCCACTTAATATCTTATATGCCATGCTACGACCAATCGGGCGATTCCTACCTTGTCTACTTTGCAATAAGTACTCATTATCTTCTCTTTCTTCGATAAACCATTTAAGCTCTCTTTTCAATGCTGCAGTAATTTGTATTCTTTTCTGTTTACCTGTTTTCTTTTCTCGCATAGATATATGACTGCCTTTGACATCTCCTACCTTCAATTTTAAAATATCCGAGATTCTCAGGCCTGTATTGATTCCCATAATGAAGAGAATGTAATTACGCAAACTCTTCTCCTTAAAATAATCTTTTAGCTGCTGTATTTGCTCTGGATCACGTATCGGTTGAACAAAGTTCATTATGCATTACCTCCCGTTTCTTCTTTCTCAAAAACTTCTAGATTAAGAGCAAACGCAAGTTTATAAAACGCCTTAGACTTCCAACGTCGATAAGTACGCTCTGACATTCCAATTTCGTTATAAACCATGTAATCACATACATCCTCTTCTTCTAAATATCGTTTACAAATAATATCTCTTTGTATATTTCCTGCACGTGTGTTTCCTAATCGATTTAGAAATTGATCAATACGTACTGACATTATTTCGAGCCACTCTTCTCTTTTGCTTTGTTGGATATTTGCCATAGCTACATCTTCTAATGGCTTACCAACTGCATGTGTTGGCCCGTGTTCTCTCATTTCATAAGAAGGAGTGACCTTCATTTCTTTACGCATCATCCCGAATTGTCTATAAATACGTACACTTTCCAACAGACCTTCTAATTCCTCTTGTGTCGCTGCTCTATTAATTTCTGGTAAGAAAGATAATTGTTTAGTCATGTAAGACCACTCCTTTTTATTTTTAAATTACTTTTGTCTTAAAGCTCCACGTCTACGTTCATAACGTGGGCCATGAATTCCCATTAAACCTTCAATGTCCCGAGTGCTTAACTTCTCTTTTCGCTTTTTCTTGGTTTTCTTTTTCGTTTGATTTGATTGTTTTTTCCACTCACGTAATTGGTCCTTAAGTGCCTTCATATTTCCCCATCTCCCTTTTCAAAATAAAAAGGACACCTATTCCTAAAACAGCTTTAATTGCTGTTCTAAAAATTGGTGTCCTCTAGTTTTCTAGCCGGACTATATTTAGTTTCTCTTCACTTTAAAATACCAGCTTGTACAAAGATGTTTCTCCAAGCTTTATTAACTTGATGCTTCTCCACTTCTTTTGTGCGACGAGCAATTGCTTTTCTAATTTTTCTTTTCTTCAAAGCTTTCATTCTCCCAACCTCGCTTTAAAAATTTATTTCATTACCTTTAGTAACTATTTACACCATCTTTTATATTTAATTTGCTGTCTTTTGAATAAAACAGCACGTTTATATTTCTTTATCGCTCTCTCACATCTAATTACAAATTCTTTAAACCCCTGACTTTTGTCGTCCATTTTCTTAACCCACTTTCTATTCAAAGGATTATTTTGTTGAGTTTTATTCTTTGTACTCTGTTTCAACAGCCTCAGCGACTTCAATTTCTTTTTTTACTAAGTCCTCTAAAAAATAAAACGCTGCCGCTTCGCCTTCTTCCACTCTTACATGCTCAAACTACTCTCTTTGCTTATCCTCTAACTCATATTCAAATGTTACTTTCATTTCCCACTACCTCCTAGTTTATTAATGACGAAAAGAAATGTAATTTGGATTCACTCTATTAGTTACAAATGATTCGCAATAAAAATACTTTGGTTTAACATGAAACCTTCTGCATAGTACTTGTATTTGATTAAACGACGGAATGATTCTTGACCGCTCTATCTCAATCAACCTCTGGGTATCAACCTCCAACAATTCAGCAGCTTGCCCTTGAGTCATTCCGAATAAATGCCGAAGTTCCGTTAATTTTTGACCGTTGAATTTACTCATTTCTCTCCCCCCCCGAATAAAACTCAATATTCCGTCAATACTGTAGATGGAGGAATTTTTATATACCCATTTTTATTCCTCCCTTTCTCTAAAGGCTGGACAGTTAGCTTTCACTAGCTGTCCTTTATTAATTGGAATAATTAGCACAACTTTGTGCATACTATCTATAAGCTGCTTTCTTAACAGTGTTGGCAGCCCGGAATCTTTTGTCAAAAGGAGCAGTTAGCTTTTGCTAGCTGCTCTTTTATATTCCTGTAATTCCTTCTCGAGTCTTTCAATATGTTCATCCCTTATTTGAACATCATCTTTTAAAAACTCAATTTCCTCTTTAAGTTTCATCCGTTCATTAAACAATTGGCGATATTCGTGTATAGATGAATCACGACTTGCTCTAAGAAGTTCAATTTCTTTATTCCTCAATTCAATTTGTTTTACAGCATGATCGAAATCATCTTTTAATAGTTGATACTTTGTAGAGCCTTTCATCTGAGCACCTCATTTTTCTACAAAATGAAATTTTTATTCTAATTGGCTATTTGTTCATATTCGTCAGCAAACATAAAGATATATCCACCGCTTGTCCGTGATTTATGATTGCAATTGTCTAGTACCGCTTGATAAGAAAGATAACTTTTCCTTCCGGCTTCTCTTGCAGACCTAAATTCTCCAATAATTTCTTTTGTATTCATATCCAATTGAACAACTGGTTTACTACGAGATCTAAAACCTGTTAACTTACCTAATTTTTCTTTTGAAATGTATTCTAGATTTCCAACAAAGGTATCTGTCTTTATCCCGTTCTTATATCTGACTGACTCTCCTTGTTTTGGAGCGCCAAGGAAATGCGCAGCGACTAATTGAGCTATTATATAATTCTTGTACACGCCTTTATATTTCACCTTAATTTCTAAGTATCCGCTCTTCTTTTTAAGTATCGGGAGAAGGAACCATATCTTCTTCTTACCTATTCGCTTGAACCTGCCGTAATTAGAAATGAGAAATGTATCATCAGACCCTTTAATCGTTTTCCAAGTTTCGTTATGATACTTTTCCTTTTCATACCATTCTCGCCTCTGCTGCACTGTCAAATCATCTTTAGCAAGATAGCAGCCAATACTCCTAATCCTCTTCCCTTTGCTTCGCGCACTCATAAGAGAACCTTTCATCATTCCTGTTAATTCAACTAAATATTCATAAGTAGTTTCAGATAATATATTTGTTTTAGGATCATATAAAAGGACCATCCTATCCCTCCTTTCTCTCCAAAATGAAGTTTTTATTTAGTTCTTTTTCACTTCCACATAATATTTTTAATTCTGCTTATAATATAGCTGTAACTTAAAGTTACATATCATTTACTTGTAGGGCCTAAATTTCTTTTGTACAACGAGCAGTTAGTTTTATTAACTAGCTGCTTAGTTGTGCTTAATGAAATTTTTTTGCTTTCTTACATAACTTTTTCACTTCTGCTCATACTATAGTTGTAACCTTTAGTTACAATGTATTGTGGGTATTGTTCTTGTTGGACGATAAAGCAGTTAGTTCATTGAGCTAGCTGCTTTATCATTTAAAATAAACATTACCATTTACTAAGTACAAAATAGCGTTTTTATTAAGAAATCTTTTCTAATTCATGTTCGGCATACCATGTAGACGGTCGTCCTATGATGTTATACTGAAATCCGAATGCAGGATTATTTAATGCATACCACCAATGATCTACTGTAACAACCTCACCCGTTTCTCTTATCCGAACTTTTTCACCATCTTCAAAAAGGTGCTTTCTACCTTCCATGTATGGCACTCCCCTCCAAATAACGATTTTGTTTTAATAATCTACGCAATCCTCACACCAATACAAAATTTTGTTTTTATAACTCCAATCATTTATGCCGCAGATCTGGTTTATATTTAATTTCTTGTCACATAAGTAACAAGTTTTAACTTTTGTTTTTCTCCACCTTTGTTTCTTCATCGTCGTTCCTCTTTTCCTCAAATAAGGGTTTTGTTACAAATCACCGGTTACTTAATCAAACTCAACATCCGCATCTAATTCTTTCGTTGTGAATTCCTCTTCGCAATTTAGGCACTTCCATTTTGTGAGACTTTTTTCAACCAAACTCATTTCATTACAATCCGGGCACATTCGATCTCCCATATAATCACCGGCTCTCTTTCAAATAACTATTTTGTTTTGTTTTTTGACTGTTCAAATGCTTTTTTCTCACAATCTACACATGCTACAATGTCGCCACCTTCATCAAATTGATATATAGACTTTTCTTCAATATCCTTATTTAAAAAGCAAATATCACAATTAAATTGCTGTTTCTTATCCACTAATTCGTCATTGATTTTCTTAGTTAGTTTTACCGTTCCAATATCCTCGTAAGGCTGAGCAATATATCCTTTATCATGTAGAGCTTTAACTACTTCTTGCATATCCTTCCAAGCTTCTGTACCTTGACCGAATTTAATAGTAACCGTATTCATTTTTCATTCCCCTTTACGAATATTCTTTTCCACATTACACATACTATCTACAAGTCAACTTCCCATGACTACACTCTTTTAAAACGGAGCTTGTTCCTCCGGACTGTTTTGGATCGCGGCAGGTAACTTAGTCAATTACCTGCCATTTTCTATTCAAATAACGCTTTTGTTATAAATTAGTCCTCACAGTCAGCATCATCATAAGCAGTATCATCAATTGCAATAAACTCTTTGTTGCATTTTGGACACTTCGCTGCGTATTTAGGCCAATAGGTATCATCATAAAATCTAAATTGACTACCTTCTCCGCAATGAGTACATTTCCAATACCCTTGCATATATCCACTAGTTGTTTCCGGTCTATCGCAATTTACCGAATATACTAGATAAGGTTTATCTGGAGCGTAATGCGGTGCATACATAAAAGGTGTTAAATTTACCAT